CTTGAAGGATGTTTAAAAGACACTTCTAGAGATAATTACCCTAAGCACATTGAGTTCATTAACGCTGGTTCAACGTACACTGAAAGAGCTTTCATAGCAGGCAACCGTACCGGAAAGACTATGTGCGGTTTATATGAGATGGTCAGGCACTGCATTGGAGTTTACCCTAAGTGGTGGAAAGGTAAGAAGTTCAATAGGCCAGTGCAATGCTGGTTAGTTGGTGATAGAGGAGACACTATAAGAGACGGTATGCAACGTCTACTTATGGGGCGTACAGAACAAGGTACCGGTATGATACCTAAAGATTGTATTGTAGACACGTCTAGTCTCCAAGGAACTCCAGGAGGTATTGGTATATATTATATCAAGCACATACCTACAGGACGTACAAGCAAGATTATTGTTAAGACATACAATGCTGGCAAGAACGCGTTTGAATCAGCAGAAGTTGATGTAGCAATGCTAGATGAAGAAGTTCCATTAGATATATACGTAGAAGTACAGATGCGTGTACTTACTACAGGCGGAACTGTTTATTTGACGTTCACACCAGATAGTGGTCTAACAGATACAGTGCTACACTTCATGGAAAAACCTGAAGATGGTGCACCAAGATTTATAGTAATGGTAGGTTGGAATGATGTACCACATCTATCTGAAGAACGTAAGAAAAACCTATTAGCTACAATACCTTTGCACATGAGGGATGTTAAAACTAAAGGTACTCCATATCTAGGAAGCGGCGCAATATTCCCTATAAGCGAATCAAACCTTGTATGTGACCCTTTCAAAATACCAGACTACTGGCCAAGGGCTTACTCATTTGACCCTGGTTGGAATAAGACAGCAGCATTATGGGGTGCGTATGACATCGAAAGCGACACGTGGTACTGCTATAGTGAAATGTATGCTGGACAGGCTGAAGCAGAAATACACGCTGCATCAATTAAGGCAAGAGGACAGTGGATTGATGGAATTGCTGACCCTCATGGATCTAAAAACGGCAAAGGTGTTGATTCAGAATCCTTTCTCGAAGCATATGAACGACTTGGCCTTAATCTCACACTGGCTACTCCGTCAGGAGCAGGATCAGTTGAAATCGGACTGCAAGAAGTATACAGCAGGCTTTCTACTGGCCGCTTAAAGATATTTAGCACATTACGTAACTGGTTGTATGAATACAGGATGTATAGACGTAATGATAAAGGAGCTATAGTTTTAAAGCATAATCACTTGATGGACTGCACTAGATACTTAATGTTATGTGGGCTATCAGTAGCTAAGACATATGAAGAAGAAGAACAATACAATAAACCGGTAAGACAACGGTATTCGCAAAATAGAGACTCTACTGGCTACGGAATTGAAGAATAATGTCTGATTTAAAAGAACTAGAAGTAGAAACTAAAAGTGAAGCTAAATCTAAATTAGCATTACTTAAAGAGTATGCTAAACTAGATAACTTGGTAGATCAAGCAGATTTGTCATATAAAGGCGAATCTCATAAAAACTATATAGATAAAATAGGAAAAAGAGTATTGTCTGGGTTTGAAGAAGACCTTAAATCTTGTTCAGAATGGTTAGACGATATTAAGAAAGTTGAAGCTCTTACTACTCTTAAGTCAATACAGAAAAATCAACCACTACCAAATTCTTCTAATGTTAAATATCCACTAATTACAAAAGCATGCTATGAGTTCAGCTCACGCACATACCCTGAGATTATTAAAGACGGCAAGGTTGTTAAAGGAAACGTAATAGGGTTAAGTTTCACTAAGGATGCACAAGATCTTGCAGAACGTACCACTACTTATATGAACTACCAGCTTCTATTTGAACAAGAAGACTGGGAAATGGAATTAGATAAGTTATTGAACTTATTACCGCTAATTGGATTCTTATGCCGTAAGACATACTATGATCCAATAAGACGTGTTATTAAATCAGAATTATGTGAACCTAAAGACCTAATAATTAACTCTAATGCTAAGTCATTACAAGATGCTAGACGTATTAGTCATGTATTACACTTCAGTTTAAATGAGCTTATTGAGCATCAGAATGCTGAATTATTCACTAAACAACCTATTGATGAGCTTATTGTATCCCTAGAAAATGACCACTTCGATAAACCTATTGAAGTAATTGAACAACACACATTTTTAGATCTGGACGATGATAACTACGCAGAACCTTACATTGTAACAATTCTTAAAGAAAACGGTAAAGTATTACGCATTGTTCCTAGATATAGTAAAGACAGCCTAATAACTAAAGGTGTAAAACTTCTTTACATTGAACCTACACAATCGTTTACTGATTATCACTTCCTAGTATCGCCAAAAGGAAAGTTCCAATCTGTAGGTTTTGGAATATTAATGATGCATTTAAACCAGAGTATTAACTCTTTGTTAAACATGCTCATAGACTCTGGACAACTATCAAACCTTCAAGGTGGATATAAAGATTCTCGTTTAAAGAACATGGGAAGTGGAGATACAGACCACGATCCTGGTGAGTGGAAGACAGTAAAAGCAATGGCTGGTGTTACCCTTAAAGAGGGTATGATACCACATATGTATAAAGAACCTTCTGAGACTTTGTTTAAGCTATTAGGTTTATTGATTCAGACTGGTAAAGATCTAAGTTCGTCTACTGAAGTTATGACTGGGGGAACAAGTGCAGATAACGCCAAAACGGGAGCCGTTCAGGCACTACAAGCTCAAGGTTTAAAGATATTCACATCTATTCAGAGAAGAATATACAGATCATTAACTGCAGAATTTAAAAAGATATTTATTCTAAATGGTGAGTTTTTAGACGAAACTAAGTATTATCATGTAATTGATCAGCCTAATGTTGTAAATCGTAACGATTTTGACATGAAGAAAATATCTATAATGCCTGTAGCTGACCCTAACCTATCATCAGAATTTCAACGTGGACAGAAGAATCAACTTCTTATTGGTATATCTCAGTTAAAAGGTGCTAACCCTATAGCTATTACTAAAATGATTATTGATAATTCAGAACTACACGTATCAGCAGAAAGTATAATGTTGACACCTCAAGAAATGAATAAACCAGATCCAAACATGGTTAAAATTCAAGCTGAGATTCAAAGTTGGGCTGAAGATAAGAAATTAAAGGCAGAAGAACTAAGTATTCGTCAATTCGAAGCTAAGACTAAATTCTTTCAAACTCACGCTCAAGTTCTTGAATTACGTGCGAGATCTCTTATGGAAATGGCTCAAGCACAGGCTGTACAGGACGATGGATTATACCAGCAGCATTCATTACAATTAGCTATTCTAAGCAAGCAGATTGATTCTATGAGCGATATGGCAAGTCTTCAATCAGATGGTATTATGCATAATAACGAAATGAACCTTGCACATGCTCAGTTACAACAGCAAGGACAACAACAACAGGCTCAACAAGGAGGCCCACCAAGTGCAGCATCAACTCCTCAAGCAGCAGCAGGTCAGTGATTGGTTGGACAGCCCAGTAACTAGGGCATATTTAGAGTTAATAGATGAACATCTTGAAGCTAATAGGGGCGGAGTAACACAGATAGTATTGAGCGGTAAGGTTATAAGAGATTTAGGCGAAGATTTGGCTCAACTTAAAGGTCAAATTTATACATTAGAATTATTAAAAGAAGTTAGAATGTTCCTTCAAGAGAGGATAAATGATGAAGAAGTACAGACCAGTAAGACAATGCTTGATAGTGAAGATTAATAAACAAGAGTTTGAAAAGTCAGCAGGCGGTATAGTTTTCGTACAGTCTACTATAGAAAAGGAAGCAATGGCTAAGGAGGAAGGTACTATTATTGCTTTAGGTGAAGATATGTTCCCAGATTCACTGGCAAGCAATAGGCCTGATATTAAGGTTGGAGATGTAATAGCTTTTGCAAGATACGCAGGAAAACAACTAGTCAAAGAAGACTCAGAAGGGAATGAAATTAGAGTAATGTTGGACAAAGATATATTAGCCGTAGTAGAGGAATAATCAGATGACTGCAGATACTCCAGAAACATTAAAGGAACAGTTAAAAGTTGAATTAGCAAGGATTGAGGAAAAGAAAGGTAAAGAAGTAGTATCTAAACATGAAGAACATACTGAGTATTCAGATGAACCTATTGATGCAGCTGATATTGACCCACATTTGGAGGAAGCGTTAAAGCAAGGATATGATCCTAACTTTAAAGGCCCAGGAAAGAAGTCTCCAGAACAATTTGTTAAAGATGGATCATTCTTCAAAAAGATTGATGCTTTAAAGAAAGAACAGGAAGAAACTAAGAAAGTTGTAAGGGAATTAGCAGAACAGAATGCTAAACTTGCAGACATTGCGTATCGTAAACGTCAGGAGGAGCTTACAAACGCAAAAGAACGTGCTGTTATGGAAGCCGACCTGGTTAAGGTTAGAGCTATTGAAGTTGAGCAGAAGAAAGTTGCTGCAGAAGCTTTAAAACCAGTAACAATAGCACCAGAAAAACCAGCAATAACTCAGGAATTGTTAGATTTCCAGGAAGAACATAAGACTTGGTTTAATAACCAGACTAAAGAAAACATTCGTATGGTTAAGGCTGCAGAAGCTCTAGACTTACTAGTTGCTGAAGAACTTGAAGAAACTGGTGAGAAAATATCACAAAAGGAACATTTAGCTCGTGTAGTTGAAAGAGTTAAAGTTCTATTCCCTAAAAGATTTGAAAATGAACGTCAGGCTGAAAAACCTAAAGTTCTTAGATCTGGCACAGGTGGTTCAAGTACAGGTGCCTCAACAGGTCTTGCGTCAAGATTAACAAGTCGTCAGAAGGAACTAGCTTCACAGGCTAGACAGTATGGATCTAAGATGACTAACGAACAATATGCTGCACAATTAGAGTTAACCGGAGATCTCAGAGATGAATAAAAAATTAGAAGATACAAAAGTAGAAATAGTAGAAGAAAAAGTAGAAATATTAGAAGAAGATATTAAGTTAAAAGACATTACATCAGGTAAAGTCAAGGTATCAAAAGAAGAACTTAGACGCATCGTTAGACGATCACAAACTGAATTCGTTAGCCGTATACACATTGACGACAAATATAAAACGCCAGGAAAGCGTTTACGCATAGACAATGATGATCCGGAAACTAGACAATACTTAGAAGGTTTAGGCTACGTAGTAAAGATTGACCCAGATATGAAGGCTGGAAGTGGATCACTTAGTCAAAAAAACAGTATGGGTTCTACCATACAAGTTGAACAAGGTATCAGACTTTCACAACCAGGAATCGTTTATGAGATTGATGAAGATCTCTATCAGGCTAGGCAAGAATTAGAAGCCGAACAGAACAACGAAAGACTGAAGTCTAAGATCGAGGACACTCAATACGAAGGCATGGACAAGAGATATAATTAATATGCGTAAAACGTACGGAAACTAACTAATAATAATTTGGAGTTTTTAAATTATGGCTACAACTGGTTTTGGTTTACGTTTAGTAAGCCGTGTCGGTGGCGGACAACCAAGAATTAGGGAATATTATGTTCCTGCTACTAATTCTACCGCTCTCGGCGAAAATGATGTTGTTCAGTTACCTGCTACTGGTGCTCTTGATCCAACCAATCAAGTACCTGTAGTTCAGGCGTTCGTATCTGGACATGTTCCTCTAGGTGTTGTTGTAGGGTTCCGCCCTATCGCTGCTCTCCCGTACACTGGTAACTTACCAGCGTCAACTGCTGCATATATTGACGTTTGTGATGACCCAGAAGCTATCTATGAAGTACAAGAAGATGCTGTTAGTTCTGTTGTTACTGCCGCACAGGTAGGCGCAATGTTTAACGCACCTTTAAATATTGTTGCTTCAACTGGTAACACTTCTGGTACCATGCTTACCTCTGCTTCTGCTTCAGCGTCTATTAATGATGTAAAAATCATTGGTGTACGTCGTGACGCTAGTAATGCAGTAGGTCAGTCAGGCGGAGCAATCCTGTTAGTTAAGTTGTTAGGACCTGTAATTCCAGGTGCTGCAATTGAATCTACAGTTTCACATTCATAGTCGAGGAGCAATAAATCATGGCAAATCCAATCATGCGTTCCTCATTTCCTTCAGACCTACTGCCAATTATCAATGAATGGCATGGGGATGACCTGAAACTTCAAGACGATTTAGTCGGCAGAATCATGGAGATTGAAAGCTCCGATGATGCTTATGAAGTAGATGGTGTTCTGATTCCAATGAGCACGATGCAGAAAAAAGGTGAAGGTCAAACTTTAATGTTTGATACTTCTAGACAGTTCTATACCCCACGTTTCACACATGATACATGGGCATTAGGATTCAAAATCTCAATGGAAATGATGCAAGATGGTAAGACGATGAAGCAAGCCCGTCGTTTCACCAGAATGCTGGCTGAAGCGGAAACTGAAACCCGTAACATCTTAGCAGCTAACGTAATTAACAATGGCGCAGTATCATCTGTATTACAAGATGGTGGCGATGGCGTTAGTTTATTTAGTGCATCCCATCCACAAGGTCAAGGCCCAGTACAATCTAATATTATCTCTACCAATGCTGCTTTATCTGAAGCTAGCCTGGAAGCGTTAACTACTCAGATTCGTCTGGCATTAGATTTACGTGGCAAACGTGCAAATATTGAGCCTCAAAAACTCATTATCAACACTACTTTGATACCTCAAGCTCGTCGTATCTTAGACAGTGATTTGCGTGTTGGCACGACTAACAATGATCCTAACTACCTGAAAGATGCTGGTGTGTTCAAAGAAGTTGTAGCTACACCGTACATCTCGTCAACGACTGCTTATATTGTCAAGACAGATGTAATGGACGGCTTAAAGTTCTATGACCGTTTCTCAGGTGATGTAGAATCAGACAACGAGTTCGATACTAAAAACATGGCTTTCTCTAAGTGCATGCGTGTATCTGCTGGTTGGGTTTGCTACTTAGGAGCTTTCCAAGCTGCTGGTGCATAACCGTTAAAGCTTAATGAGACAGGGCACGATGGACTCGTGTCCTTCCTCACATTAAGAAGTAGTTAATAGTTACAAAGCAAATCGAACTCTAAGGACAGGGTAATAACTAAAACAAATAATAGGTATAAATATAATGAGTACATTTACAGATCCAGTCCGTTCCACAGTAAGTTTAGAAGTTCTAGTACCATCAGATACACGTCCTGATTTCTCAACGACAGGCGTAGTAACTGTTCATATAGGGTCAGATTACATTTCTTTAGGTGAATCTTTAGCTTCAATTACAGCTTCTACTACGCATACATTAGCTGGTGCTACTGCAATCACTACAAATATCTCTAAAGTAACTACTGCTAATGCTAGTGATGCTATTTTCTTACCAGTACCATCTTTAACTGGTCAGAAATTCGTAATCAACAATGTTTCAGCTAATGCAGGAACATTATTTGCTGCAGGCGGCGTTACTATTAATGGTACAGCAGGTGCAACAGGTGTTTCTTATGCTGCTAGTGCTAATACAAATGTTATTGCTACATCTTTAACTACATACGTAACTTACTAATATCTAGGCAGGAGATATAAAATCCTGCCACTAATTCTTAATATAGGTACATAACTAATGGCTACAACTTACCAAATAACAGGCTTACGAGAAGTTGTGGCCTATTCTACCTTTACAATAGCTACCGGCCCTACGCAGTTAACTAATTCAGTAGTGTATAATGCAGCAACTGTTCTAACTAATCTACAAACTGCTTACCCAGGCCTATTCTTGACTACAGCTAATGCTGCATCTATTTTACACATATACGCATCATTCTCAAGTTCTGGTACTTCACCCCTAGCAGTATTAAACTTTGATGCTACAACGCCAGTAGTAGCCTTAGACATACCAGCAAAGACTAATCCTGTAGACTCAGATTTCTGTTCATTTGGTGGCATACAGTCAACTGCTGGTGCAGGCAATACAGGTAATATAACTATTACTACGACAGGTGCTGCAGCAGGTGATGTTATCACTATTGTACTTAAAGTTCTTGTAGCAGCTAATACACTACCTATTGCAGGATAATCTTAATGGCTCAGCTTTCAGGTCAGCTAGTAAATGCAACGTTAGGTGGGTTTTTAATAACCCCTAACAACACAGGTATAACTGGTACAGTACAGCAGATATCTGATGGTAATGGTTTAAGCACAGCTCTAGGACTGTCTACTGGTCAAGTTAACTGCTCTAATGTGTCATTTAATGGTACTACATTAGGGTTAACTACAGTTTCTACATTAACTGTTACTCCTAATACACTTTTCTCAGGTAATACTGCAGTAGCTGGTAATTCATCAGTAACAGGTAATTTAACTGTAACTGGCACATTTACTGGTACTGTTGGCACCACAAATATCTCAAATAACGCTGTAACGTATGCTAAGATTCAGACTGTAGCGGCTAACAGTTTTTTAGGAAATACTACAGGATCTGCAGCACAGGTTGCAGAAATTGCATTTCCAGTAACACCAGCTCTAGGCGGTACAGGTGTAAATAATGGGTCAAATGTATTAACTTTAGCTGGAAGTTTAACCACTATTGGCGCATTTGGTATAAACTTTACATCTACTAATAATACTGCTGTTACTCTGCCTACTACTGGTACTTTAAGCACTTTGGCAAATGTTGAAACTCTTACTAATAAGACTTTAACTAACCCTAAGATTGCTGATATTGAAGATACTAATGGCAATGTAATATTAAACCTGTCACCAACCTCTTCTGCAGTTAATGCACTAACTATTGATAATGCGGCTACTTCCCATGCTCCTACCATAAGCGCAACTGGTACTGATACAAATATAGCTATTAACTTACAGTCAAAGGGAACTTTTGGTACTAATATATTCGGTAGAACGTCTGGTGTAGCACAGACTGCTGGTTTTGTTGGAGAAGTGATTAGTTCTCAAATACCATCATCTTCTGCAGTGTCAATTGCCGGTACAGCTATTAACGTTACCTCTATATCTCTAACTCCTGGAGTATGGTGTGTATATGGTGGAATATTATTCACGAGCTCAGTAAGTTTATCAACTGCTACATCTATATCTGCAAGTTTTAGCACTACCAGTGCAACGCTACAGGATCCTAGCTTATGCGGTACTGCTGGAGCTAGTCAGGGCGTTACTGCTAACGTACAATATGGAGCTACTCCACCTAATCAGATACTTAACATATCAACAACTACAACTGTATTCTTAGTAGCTAAGAACGTATTTGCTGCTGGTGCTGGTACAGTAAGCGGACTAATAGCTGCATGGAGAGTTATATAATGAACTTGTTAAGAATTGTGTTATTTGTAGTTATATTATTACTAGCTATTAATGCTTTCTGTGATGAACCAGACGTACATATGATATGTGAAAAGAACGTATCAGATATTGTTGTATGTCATGAAATAACTGATTATCAGGCCTTAAACGCAGATGTCTAACGATTATGGTTTACCAGTAGATGCAAACTATGGTGCGGTTGGTTCTGCTAACGCCATTTGTATGCGCTGCGCACGTAAAGTTAAACGTAGTGAGATTAAGGTAGAGTGGACAGGACTACGTGTATGTAGTAGGTGCTGGGAGCCTAGACACCCAGTCACTATGCCAATACCAGTACCAATGGATAGTTTACCTATTCCTTTTGCACTTCCAAGACCTTCACCACAATTCGTACAAGGTATCACTGACGGATTAGGTATATGGGGAAAACAGTATGAGCTTAATGGAACACTCGTACCTAACATATTATGGAATAACTGGGCGTACCCGTGGGGCGGATATGACACTGTTCCCTTCAATTTTGCATTCTTTCCTCAGGGCTAATTAATGAGTAACTCAGGCAATACATCATTTTCGCAGACTGCAGCAGAGATTATAGCTGACAGTTTAACACTTTTAGGCGTATACGGTCAGGGAGATACCGTCTCAGCAGCAGATACCACATTCTGCATGAATATACTTAACAAAATGGTTAAGAACTGGGAAGGCCAGGGAATACATCTATGGACTGCTAATGAAGCTGCTATATTCCTTACAGTAGGCCAGCAAAGCTATAGAACTGGTGCAACAGATACAGATGTAGGAGGTGTAGACCCTATATTTAACTCACTTACTGTTAATGCTAGTGGTAATACGTTATCTGTACAATCTACCGTTGGCATATCTATAGGGGACAATATAGGCATACAATTGAGTACAAATGTCCTACAATGGACAACTGTAGCAACCATCCCTGACGTTAATACTATAACAACAGTTGCTAATTTGAATGCTCAAGCTCTGGCTGGTGGCAGTGTATTCTCATTCACAACTAGATTAGACAGACCTTTACAGATAATAAATGCGCGCTTCTGGGCGCAAGGTGGTGGGTTTGAACGTCCTATTGAAATGCAAGGACGTACCCAGTTCATGTATCTACCAAATAAGACTCAAACTGGTAAAGCTGTTGCCGCTTTTTATGCTCCTAAGGTGAATGATTCCTTTTTCTATGTTTGGCCTGTAGCAGATAGCTGTGGGGACTGCATACGCATATCTTACGTTAGAAGGATAGATGACTTTAATACTACAGCAGATAGTCCAGATCTACCTCAAGAATGGTTAGAATGTATTACATATAATTTAGCAGTAAGAGTAGCAGCAGCTTATGGTATTGCTACATCTAAGCTTAATCCTGATATTAGCACTATTGCACAATCTAGCTTAGCAGAAATGTCTATGTACGATAGTGAGCCAAGTTCTCTGCATATAGTTCCAAATTATGATTACTACTCAAACTATAATGAGAGAAATTAATAGTGGCATTATTAGATTTGCTGGATCAATCATACTTATCTAAAGCTCCTGACCAGAATCAGGCACAGCTTACAAATATGTATTTAGAACAAGATCCTGCTAAAGGTAAGTATAAGGTTGTAGCTTATCCTATGCACGGACTTACTCTGTTCTGCGATACTGGGCAGGATTCAGTTAGAGCATTATATGCACTAAATGGTGTATTGTATGGTATAGCTGGTGCAGTATTCGGTAGTGTATCTTCTAATGGTACTCTAACTCCTATTGCTGCGTTAGAAACTTCATCTGGTCGTTGCAAGATTAGAGCAATCACAGGAGGTAATGATAACAACCACCAGGTGTTCATGATAGACGGTACATCATTGTATACGTATAATGTTGGTACTAATGTTTTCAATATACCACAAGTTACTCAGTTCGTATCTTCGATACAAGTACTAACTTCTGGGACATTCTACTCACAAGACCCTACTGTAGTTATAACAGACCCTACAGGTTCAGGAGCAAGCGCTACTGCTTCAGTATCTGCTGGCGGTGTAGTATCAATTAATATGGTAAATGGTGGATCTAATTATACTAATCCTACAGCTATAGTTACAGATCCTACAGGTACAGGTTGCACTTTACAAGCGTCAACAGGTGAAACTAATCCACCACTAACAGCTATTGACATAGAAAATCAGGATGATTATGCTATTGCTGTATTAAAGAACTCAATGACGTACCAGATTAGTAATGTAAGTGATACCACTACATGGGATCCATTGAACTTTGCATCTAAATTTGGACAGCCAGACAACATTACTGGTGTTCTATCACACGAAGGAAGATTGTGGTTTTTTGGTACTGACACCACAGAAACAGATTTAAATACAGGTGGTGAGTTCTTCCCCTTCACTAGAGATAGTTCAACATTCCTACATTATGGATGCCCAGCCAGTGATACTATAGGTGTTAATGGAAACTACTTTATATTCTTATCTGCCAATAGTAACGGTGGATACAGTGTATTCCAGACTCAACCACGTATTTACTACTATAACCCTTCTCCAGTATCAACACCCCCTATAGATACATTGTTATCTAATACATTTCCAATAAACGACTGTTTTGCATTCTTAGCTAACTTAGATGGACATGAACTATACACTCTGACATCCCCAAGCGGTAACTACACATTAGTATATGATACACCTAAGACTATTCAAGCTGATCAGGCTAAAGGGGCATGGTACTTCAGAAA